AAAATTCCATAACCCATTCTCTATTTTCAATCTGTAACTTTTTGGGATGATACATTTACTGCAAATAGAGAATGGGTTATGGAATTTTGCGACGCATATAAAATGTCAGGCTTTGGACAAAAAATCGCCTGTTGCTCGCGGGCGGATATTATATGCAATAATGAACCGATGATTAAAAGGATATCTGAAATAGGTATTGAATATTTTGTAATAGGATTTGAGACTGGAACTGATAGGTTATTAAAATTTATAAATAAAGGTGTAACTCTTGAGCAAAATTATAGGGCTGTAGAGATATGCAGAAAATATGGAATTAAAATTTTTGGAACATTTATGCTCGGACTACCAACTGAAACAAAAGAAGAAAGCCGAGCGACAATGGAGATGATTAAGAAAATACATCCGAATCATGGAATGGTGTTTTATTTTAATCCAATACCGGGAACAAAACTTTTTGATTATTGTAAAGAAAATAATTTGATATTAAGAGATAATACATTTGATATAGAAAGAACGAGTGAATACAGTCCCAAGATAAAAGGGATTGATTATGAATATTTAACCAAATTACAAAAAGGAGAAATATAAATATGTCTGATATAAATTATAATGAAATAAATAAAGATTGGATGAGAAAAAAAATTAAAAAAATATTTTTAATGGATGATTATTTTATTGAAAATATAATTAAATGGATATTAATGAGTATTCCAGCAATCCAAGGTGCGACTACTGAATTAGAATGCGATAAAAATAAAATAAGATTTGAATATTTAGACAAATTTCTTGAGAATTTAAAAGAATGGGAAATATAATTTATAAATAACAAATATATGAGAGGAGAAATATGAAAAAAGAATCGAACCAATTTACTTCAAAATGTATTGTTAAACCTACCTCGCCGCTTCCATCACTGCAACCATTATCTAAAGAAATAGATAGCTGTATAAGCATTAATATTTGTAGAAATTATAAAAAGTCAGATAAAAAAGAACTTTATGGCTGTGAAAAATATATTGAAAATTCTACAAATTTTTGTTCAAATTATGATTGTACAACAAAATTTAAAATAATAACTGAAAAAGTTATTCCAGCAAGTGAAATAATACCTGAGATTAAAAATATAAAGCGAGAATGTAAAATCTGTGAATGGTATATTGAAAGAAATGATAATACTCTTGCATATAAGCATGGTACATGTCATCGATATCCTCCACCTACATTGACATATCAATTTCCTATAACTAAAGAAAATGGATTTTGTGGAGAATTTAAAAGAAAGGAAGATTTATGAAAATATTAGTTGGGACAATAGGGTATATAACCTGTAAAGAACATTTTTATTTTTTACAGAAGACAATGGAATCTATTAAAAATCAATATTGCCCTGGGATTGAAATAATAAACATGATATATTATAACAAATATAATGAAGAAAAATTATTCAATATTTATTCCAATATTAAAGAGATAAATGAAGACAAACCTTTCAGTGTGTCCGCCTGCTGGAATAAAATTATACAGGAAGGATTTAAACAAAATGCAGAATATATATTGGTATGCAATTCCGATATTATCATGAATATTTTTTGTGTAAAAAATCTTGTAAACTTCGCTGAATCACATTCTAAATTTATTTTCTGGACGGCCTCAGAATATGATAATGAATTTACCATCAATGAATCAAATATTGTATCCGATACTTTTGATGAACATCCACATTTTTCTTGTTTCATGTTGAATAAAAAAACTATTGATAAGATTGGTTATTTTGATGAAAAATTTTATCCTGCATATTTTGAAGACCAAGATTACCATAACCGTATTTTAATTGCTGGTGAAAAAGCTGGAAAGACTGGTATGGCAAAATTTTATCATTACGGCAGTAGGACAATAAAATGCGATGAGGAATTAAACAAAAGAAATTTTATAACATATGAAAAAAATAGAAAATATTTTTTAGAAAAATGGGGATATGATGGACACGGACGCGGATACACTAATGAAGAAAGAATAAAATTAAGTTTCAAAAAACCATTTAATAAGGAGATATGATGAGAAAATATATTAGAAATATTAAAGACGCTAAATTAAATTCAGATGGAAGCGCAAGCACTTGTGTAGAAAATAATTCTATATGTGCAGATTGTGGTAAAAAAATGAAATTATGTTGGGATACAGTATGCTGTTATTGTGGAGATACTTTATGTTATGATCATTCTTATATTTATAAAAAGAATTGGTATTGTAAAAAATGTTTAGAAAAAATATTCAATGAAAAACAAGAAAAAATAAAAAGGAGAATAAGACAATGAAAAACAGAACGCAAATGGAATCATGGTATCAGTATTACGAAATAAAAAATTATAACAATACAGGAATCCCAGCAGGGTTTGAACTCATGTTAAAACATGCTAATATAGATTTAAAAGAATACGGGGAGGAATTTCAATTTATTTTTAATGCTGGAAAATTAAACAGTTTTTGCACAGTAAAAGCATTAATAAACTCAATTTTTAAAGATGTAAAAATAATTGTTATGAATTTTGTGGAAACACAAGCAGAACAAAAAATTAGCACCCTAAAAAAAATACTTGGTGAAAATAAAATACCTTTAATTTCTATAGCTCATGTAATTAATGAAAAAATTAAAGGTTATGAATGTTTGCCTGTACTTAATATTCAACAGGATTTTATTTTATGTGGATTAGAGGTAACTTCTGTAGCTCAAGATAATTTCAAAGCAAAAAAAATAATTGCAATCCCAATTCCAGAAATAATCGAAACACATAAAAAATATATTGGGGGGAGGGATATTGTTTATGTTGAATAAAAAAAGAATATTAGTTTTAGGAGATACTGGAACTTGCGCGACAGGATTTGGAACATTATTGCGTAATGTATTATTTCAACTTGCACAAAACCCAGAATATGAAATCACTCAAATAGGCATTAATTACGATGGTGATTTTTATGATAGAGAAAAATTCCCATATAAAATTTATCCAGCTGCACCTATGGGCCAGGGAGATTTATACGGTTTGCAAAGATTATTAATTACCTTGAGTGGAAATGATAAATCTATTTTACCTCCGTTCGATATTGTTTTTACTGTGCAAGACCATTTTATTCTTGAGCAAATTGCGAATCAATTAAAAGAATTACAGGAGAAATATAAAGAACAAAATATTAAAAGTTTTAAATGGGTTTCATATTTCCCTGTAGATTCTGAACTTAAAGAAAATTGGATATCGACAATTCTTAAACCTGATTATCCAGTTGTTTATACGGATTATGCGATAAATGAATGCAAAAAATATGATTATATTTTCTCAGATATAAACCGAATACAAAAAATATACCATGGTGTAAATACAAAAGATTTTTATTGTCTTCCGCAGGACGAAAAAATAGAGAATAGAAAAAAAATATTTCATGGGATTGAAAATATTGAAAAAAAATTTATAGTTATGAATATAAATCGTAACCAGGAGCGAAAAGATATAATGCGTTCGATGATGGTTTTCAAAGAGTTTAAAAAATATGTCCCGCAGGCATTTTATTACTTGCACGTGGCTGCGCAGGATGTCGGTGGGAATATCAATGAGATGGCTCGGGAACTTAATCTTAAAATAGGAGAAGATTATGCTTATCCGAATAATTTTAATGCAAATCAGGGTTTCCCAGTGGAAATATTAAACCGTATTTATAATTGCGCGGATATGCTAATAACTACAACTCTTGGTGAAGGATGGGGATTTTCATTAACAGAAGCTATGGCGGCCCGCGTGTTATGCGTTGGGCCGAATATTACATCCATACCGGAGATATTTAATTCGCAAAACATAAATACAATACAAGAAATAGAAAATTCACAGAGTATAAGGGGGATACCTGTAATATCAGGGAAAACATTAACTGAGTATATTTATCTGGGACATGACCATGAAAGAAAAAGACCATTGGTAAATATTGAAGATATGGTTGAAAAAATGAAATGGTGTTATTATAATCAGGATAAAACAAAACCTATTATAGAGCGCGCTTATAACTGGGTTCAAAAAATAAGCTGGGAAAATATAGGACAGCAATGGGGATATTTATTCAAAAAAATTATTGAAGATATAGAAAAATAAACAAAGTAGAATAATAAAAATACAAATAGAAAAAAATAAAATTAAATGAAAGGAGACCAATGCAAAATAAAAAACATAGCCATAAAATGATATTGGAATGGAATATTCAAGGAGGTAAATTTAAAGTAGAAATAATCGATAAACAAATTTTGGTTTTGGCTGAATATATATCAGACCATGAAAACGATGAAGGAAATATTTTTCAAACAAATTCAAAAAAATTTGTAGAAGAAATATATGAGAGTTTAGGGGAAATGCTGGAATATATGAATAATCAAAAGAAAGGATAAACATGAAAAATAAAAGAGTATTAATAACTGGCGGCGGAGGTTCAATCGGCGTACATGTTGTAGCGCACATATTAAATAATCGTGATTGGGATATAATTTTGTTGGATTCGTTCCACCACAAAGGATATAAAGAAAGAATTATAGAGTTATTACAAGAACATCCTGACTGGGAAAAACGAATTACTGTATTTCAACATGATTTAAATTGTGAAATAACTTGGAAAATGCGTAGAAAAATAGGTGTAATAAATTATGTTATACATTTGGCAGCATTATCGGATGTATTTCTATCAGTAGAGAATCCGCAATACGTGATTGAAAATAATGTGCGTTCTACGTTGACAATGCTTGAATATTCACGGGCGATAGGTAATCTGGAATCATTTATTTATTTTTCTACTGATGAAGTTTATGGGCCAGTTAAAAAAGGATATGCTCATAATGAGTGGTCGACACATAGACCATCAAATGCTTATTCCGCGTCAAAGGCGGCTTCGGAAGACATTTGTTATGCGTATTGGCGCAGTTATGATGTGCCGATAATTATTACAAACACTATGAACAATTTCGGTGAAATGCAAAGTGCGTCAAAATTTCCTGCAATTGTTCAAAAAAAGTTAGTTGCCGGAGAAGTGGTTGAAATCCATGGGAATGAAAAAGAATGCGGGTCTCGATATTATATTCATTCAAGAAATACCGCGGACGCGTTATTGTTTATTATAGAAAAAGGTGCTTATAAACATAATATTGGTACGCTTGATATGCCATTGCGTTATCATATCCTAGGCGATGAATGTTTATCAAATTTAGCGATGGCAAAATCTATCGCTAAAATAATGGGAAAAGAATTGAAATATAAAATTGTAGATTTTCATAAATACAATCCAGCGCATGATATTCATTATGGGATGAAGGATAATAATTTAAAGAAAGCTGGATGGAAATATCCAGTTAGTTTTTTAATTAGTTTGAAAAATACTATAAAATGGCAAGAAAAACATCCTGAATGGATAGGACTATGAATCATAAACTTGAATTACAAGAAATAAATATCGAGGATTTAATTTACTCTGAATATAATCCGCGCGTATTAAGTGAAAAAGAATATAAAAATATTAAAAATAGTTTAATTGAATTTGGAGTTTTAGAAAATATTATTGTCAATAAAAATCCTAAACGTTTTAATATAATTATAGGTGGACATCAACGCGTAAAAATTATGAAAGATTTGGGTTATAAAACAGTACAGGTGCATTATGTCGACATTGAAGATATTAAAAAGGAGCAGGAATTAAATATTAGGCTTAATAAAAATCAGGGCGAGTGGGATTTTAATTTATTGTCAAATATAGATGAAAATATCTTAAATATAGCTGGATTTAACAGCTATGTTTTATATAATTAGATGAGATCGATAAAATATTCAAAATTTATATTGATGTTATAATTAAAAGATGGGAAGATTTTACCGGCAAAAAAGCAGAAAAATTGGCAAAGGAGTAATCATTATGAAAAAATTTGATTTCTTTTTTGGTGTTGGGTTTGTATTGATATATATTTTATTTTTATGTGCTGGATTTGTTAGAATAGGTATTGAACATGGGCGTAAACTACAAGCTGAAAAAGATTATCAGATATCAGATTATTTAAAAAAACAACTGGAAGAAACAGAGAAAAAATTACAGATATATGAAAAAGCAATTCATATCATAGAGAATGAAAGCTCTATGCGGCATAATGTCAAAGGAAAACATGGAGAATATGGAATAGCTCAATTTAAGAAGAAAACATTTATTGAATTAAAAAAAAAATCTAAAATGAAAAATATCCAATGGGAAAATCCAGTACATCAATTTTGGTTGTTATGCTGGGCAATTGAGAATGGATATGAAAATTTGTGGACAACGGCAAAATAAAGGAGAATATTATAGAAACAAGAAAGGATATATATGAAACTAAAAACTTCAATAAAAGAAAATTGCATATGGGAATATAATGAGTTTAGCGATTATTATGAAACTATCTGCGGACATTCTTTTTGTTTTTCTTATAGCAAGAAGGAACCTGAATTTAAATTTTGCCCGTATTGTGGAAAGAAAATTAAATTAGGTGAAATAATGAATTCTATATAAATCATATTTATTAGAAAAAGAAAAAAAGAAAGGAAATAATTATGCCAAATGTAGACAAAAAATGTGTGACACATCACATATTAACATGTGATTGTATCAGGGAGCAAATACTTGATATTTGTGAGGCAGTTATAAAATCGCATGAAGACCGGGTTGATAATAAAATCACTGATGAAATTCATTATAAGGCTAGGAATTTAATTGAAATTTTTAAAAATGTAATCCACTTCTGCAATTAGAAATGGAATCTAGGGATGGGCCAGTTTCTTTATGTATGAAATCTATTTAGAAAGGGAATAATTATGCCAAATGTAGACGAAGAATGTATGAATAATTTAATAAATATAAACAAAAAAACTATATTATCTTTATTTAGGTGGCATTCTGAAAATAATGAAGAAAATTTTAAAATGGTTGGATATGAAATATGTAAAATATTTGACGAAAACGGAGATTATGAATTAAGTGAATACATACAGGCTCAATTATCTGAAAAAAATACATGGTCTCCACAAAAATCAAACAAATGTACAACTTATATTAAAATAAAAGAAAAATTAAATAACTTAAATATAAAACAATGGATTCCAAAACCTCCAGGAGACGGTTTTTTTCTTGGTACAATTTATGAAACTGAAGACGGGCCAGTAGTTTTATGGATGAAATCTATATGCGCGAAATAATATTTAGAGGATTCACAAAATCAGGAAAATGGATTTATGGTTTACCTTTATTATTTAATAAAAAGTATTTAATTATCGATTCATATATATCTACTAATCTAGATTTATGCGCGGCCGGTGTTTATGCATATTACGGAGATTTTTAGAAAACAATTTACTGGTTAGCGGCTTCTATTTTAACGGTTGCAGTATTGAAGATGTAAAGTATTATTATTATTTTTAAAAAATGAAAACATTATTACAAAAAGATTTATATACACCGCAAGAAATTGCAGATTATTTTTCAGTCAAAGCGCGTGCTGTTTATTTATGGATTAAGCAAGGAAAATTGTCTATAATTAAAGTCAATAACAAAGTAATCCGCATTAAAAAAGATTCTCTCCTAAGGTTTATTAATCACAAAACATCACAATAAACACAGTATTTTTAAAAAAGTAATAAATATCTATTTACAAAATCAGAAATAAAGTTATGATATCTATAGAGCAATTAAAATTACCTTTATAACATAACAAAAAAGATATTTCAGGGGCTCATGAGGGGCTCATTAGCCCCACTGGTAAAGGTAATAGTAATAGTAATAAGTATTTTATTAGAGAGAGAGTATGAGAGAGAGAGGAAAAAATGTATGATTTTACTCTTGAACAATTAAAAGAAGCTTTAACCGCCGGAAACGGTTTTATTGTTTTCGCAGCTAAAAAATTAGGCGTTAGTAGACAATGGTTATCAAATAAAATTGATGATAATCAAGAACTAAAAGAACATATCAGACATCTAAAAGAAGGTTTTATCGATTTAGCTGAACAAAAATTATTTAGCAATGTGAATGAAGGCAAAGAAGCTTCAATATTTTTTACTCTGAAAACAATAGGTAAAAATAGGGGATTTGTAGAGAGACAGGAAATAACAGGGCCAGAAGGTTCACAACCAAAAATTTTAATTGAAATTGTCAGGAATATAAATCAAAAAGACGATGGAAAATAAAATTAAAGCTACTGTAGTATTTGAAAAAAATTATGACAACTTTGATAAATACAAAATCCTTGTCAATGAAGGCGGTACAGGTTCATCAAAAACAATATCTATCTGTCAATTATGGATAGCAATTCTTGCACAAACTCAAAATAAAATATTAACTATTGTGAGAGCTACAACTCCCGCGTTAAAAAAGACAGTCATGCGAGATTTTTTAAATTGTCTTAATCAGGTAGGAATGTATAATGAAAATTGTTTTGATAAGACAAATAAAGAATATTATTTCCATAATAATTTAATTGAGTTTGTTTCCATGGATGACCCACAAAAAAAGCGTGGCGCGAAAAGAGATTATCTATGGTGCAATGAAGGAAATGAGCTTAGCTATGAAGATTATTTTCAATTGTCAATCCGAACAAAAGAAAAAATAATTTTTGATTATAATCCATCTGATGAGTTTCATTGGATTTATGATTTTGTTAGCAATCGAGAAGATTGTTTGCTAATCAGGTCATCATTTATAGATAATCCATTTTTAGATAGAAGTATTGTTTTGGAAATAGAAAAATTAAAAAATCAAAATCCAAATTACTGGAAAATATACGGACTTGGAGAACGTGGAAAATCACAGCAAAAAATATATGAATATGGTCTTAATTGGTTTATAACTGATGAAGACCCAGAATCGTTTGATGAACTCATATATGGACTTGATTTTGGATGTACAAATCCATCAGCATTATTGCAATTAAAAATAAAAGATAGCGTAATATATGAAAAATGTTTACTCTATGAAACTGGACTTACAAATACTCAGCTTATAAAAAAGTGTAAAGAAATTATACCAGACATTAAGAAACCTATTTATGCTGATACCGCAGAGCCCGACAGAATAAAAGAATTTTATAATGAGAATTTTAATATTCATCCGTCAATAAAAAATATTTCAGATGGAATAGATTTTGTTAAACGATTTAAAGTCTATGTGCACAAAGATAGTGCAGAGCTTATAAAAGAAAAAAAAGGATATTCATGGCGCATAGATAAAAACGATAGAATTATAGATGGTGAACCTATTTGTTTTAATGACCATCTAATGAGTTCTGAAAGATATGCTATTCATACACATTTTGGTCATCTTGAAAGCAACAAAGGTATTTTGGATTTTACAGCAAATCAAATTAATAAAAATGAAAGTACGTTAAATGAGCAAGAGAAAAAAATTAACCAAGAAACAGAACGGATTAAAACAATCCAGCGTCGATTCAATGTCGGGCTCGGACTTGCAGAAATTAGATAAAGAAAATTTTAATCCGATGATGTTCGCTATCCCTTATGGTTTTAATTCATTTCAGAATGTTTCAAAACCTACAGTCAATATTGATTTTTCAGTATTACGACAAATGTCTATATATTACCCCATAGCGCGGGCGTGTATAGATAGAATAAAAACTCAGGTAACTCAATTAGAGTGGGATATATCAAGCGTAGATGAAAATATAGATATTGAAAAAAATAAACTTAAACAAATAAAAACAGAATTTTTAAAATTATTTCATTCTGGATTTAGAAATTTTCTCGATAAATGTGTAGAAGATATTTTGGTTATAGACGCATTATCAATTTACAAACAGAAAACAATTGGAGGACAGTTATATCGTTTGTTGCCAATTGATGGTACTACAATCAAACTGCGTGTGACAAAAGATGGATTAACTCCTGAACCTCCTGAAATTGCTTATGCGCAATATATTCATAATGAATTATCGGCAGAAATGACGACCGATAATCTTATTTATCGCATTAAAAATCCTCGTACAAACACGCCATATGGATTGAGCCCGATGGAAAGTCTTATTTTAACAATATCTTCTGCCCTACAAAGCCAAAACTACAATTTGGCATACCTTACTGATGGTAATGACCCAGAAGGATTTTTGACAATGCCTGAGGATTGGAGTGAAGAACGAATATTGAAATTCTCTCAATATTGGGACGCAATGCTTGGAGGAAGCTTATCATTAAGACGAAAGTTAAAATTTATACCTGGAAAAAGTCAATATACTTCTGTTAGAAAACCAGATGATATGTCTTTTGAAAAATTTGAATTATGGTTACTACAGCAAACATGTTCCTGCTTTGGTGTACCTCCGCAGGATATTGGGTTTACATATCAGGTTAACAGAGCCACGGCAGAGGCAGAGCAGATAATAGGCAAAGAGCGTGGGTTACGACCTATGATTAATTTTTTAAAGGAAATATTTGATGAGGTTTTACAAATAGAACTTGGACATACTGATTTACAATTTATCTGGCTTAACGTTGACCCGCAGGATTTGCTCGTAGAAGCTCAACGAAATGAAATATTAATACGTACAGGGCAACGAAGTATTGACGAATGCCGTAAAGAAGATGGATATGACCCTTTAGGCATAGACCATTTTGTTATAGGGACTGGGATTACGATGATAAAAGATTTGATTAATCCTCCAGAAAAAGAAGAGATTGTAATTGATGAAAGTAATTTATTACCTGAACAAAAAATTGAAGATGAAAAAAAACAGCAAAATCAAATGAATGAAGATATGAAACGCTGGCAGAAGGTATGTCTTCGTTGTTTAAAGGAAGATAAGCCGTTTAAAAAATTTGAATCTTCGGCAATACCCATTAACATAAAAGAATCAATAATATCAAAGCTTGAATATGCTACAAAGACGGAAGATATTGTTTTTATTTTTAAACAGTATTTAGAAAACAAAGAAAATATAGTTGAACCATTGAGGCAGATATACAATGAATTATCAAAATATCAATAGTGTAAAAACAAAGATATTACTCATTAAAATTGCAGGATTGTTAAGCATTTTAAAGCGCAATATTTTTCTCGATAAACTTTTAGATAAAAAAATAATTAAGGATATGGAAAATAATTTAAATTCAGCAATAAAAAAACAGATGACTGAATTGATTACAGAAGATAAATTATTTAGTTATTTAAATGGAAATTATGCGAACGAAATTAAAAGAGATTTGATAACTATAGATAAATATATTAACAAGAATGAATTGATTGATATGCTATTATTTGCAGGGCGTGAAGGCGGACAGAATCTATATAATAAAATTTATTATATGATAAATAAAAGTATATCAGTGTCGGATTTAGAAAAAAAGGAAAAGTTACCGCCTGAATTTGAATTAAAAAATGAACGGCTAATTAAAATGTTAGAAAATAGAGCGAATTATATAATCGATAGTGTAGATAAAACTACTTTGCAAAACTTAATTGATATAATCAGTAAAGGTATTGCAGAAGGAAAAAGTTTAGGGGAAATACAAAAAGAAATTCATCAATCGATTGATGAAATATCATTACATCGTGCAGAAACTATTGTAAGAACTGAAACTACAAATGCAGTCAATCTGGTAGAAGTAGAATTAAGCAAAGAACTCGGATTAAAAACACATCGCTGGGTTACATCAAATGATGACCGTGTAAGTGACGAATGTTTAGAAAATGAAGCAGAAGGATGGATAAATATTGGAGATGAATTTCCAGGAGGGGTTACTCAACCCCCTCAACATCCGAACTGCCGCTGTTTTTTAGTTGCGGATATACCAGACGATTTTGATTTTAGAAATATGGAGATATGATATGGATGGATATAATTTGGATATTGTTATGGCAAAAGTAATGAAAGGAAAATTAATTTTAAAAGTTGAAGATATAATTATTACTAGTAGAACATATAATATGGCAGAGGTTACGTTAAATGAATTAAAACAAAAAAATATTTATAATCCAATATGTTTTAATCCATATCGAAATATACGAGAAGATATTATGAAATTTAAAGCTGAAAGAATTAATAGTTTAAACATACAAAATTATTATGAAGATACAATTGAAATGTATAGTTTTTTAAAAAGAGAATGTAAAAAATGCAATATAATTTTTGCAGAATTATATTGGAAATGTGGAGGACAGTAAAAAAATGAATTACACAATACCGATTGAAAAAATTGATGAGGAAAAAAGGCTAATATTTGGAAAAGCTACACAAGAAATTCTTGATAAACAGGGTGATGTTGTTGAATTTAATGCGTCTCTAAAAGCTTTTTCAGATTGGATACCAATTGGTAACATTCGGGAAATGCATCAACCTATTGCGGTAGGTAAGGCTATTGAATTTATTCCAGACGAAAAAGATAAATCAATTTGGATAAAGGTTCATATTTCTGAAGGTGCGGAAGACACTTGGAAAAAAGTAAAAGATAAAACTTTATCTATGTTTTCAATCCGCGGAGATGTAATAAAAAGAGAGATTGGAAAGATAAAAGATAAAATCGCAAATGTTATAAAAGAATATGTACTCAATGAAGTTTCGCTTGTTGATTCCGGTGCTATGCCGACAGCAAGCTTTGAAATTGTAAAGAGAGATATCCAAAAAAGTTTATATGATTCAGACAGATTAATGGATATGGCAATGTCTATGTTTTATATAATTAATGGTAAAAAAGATAAAAATAAAAATACTGGGAAATATGAACAAATATTGCAATTAATAAAAGAATGTATAATAAATGAACTTACGGAAGATAATGGAAATAATAATATAGAAATGTCAATAAAATCAATTAACAATAAACTAAGTGTTCCAGGAATGGACACTTTACGAAAGGAGATTGTACAAATGATTACTGAAACAGACAAAAAAGAATTACAGGATTTTATTGGTCAGGAAATTACTAAAATGGTGGGGACAATCAATGAAAGTCTAAAACCTATTTTAGAAAAAAAATTAGAAAATAAAGGTGATGAATCACTTGAAAAACTCAACAAATCAATCGACACAGTAAATCAGTCGATAGCTGATTTAAAAGGACGATTAGAGAAAGTTGAAAAAGTGGCTCAGCCTATATTAGCACAGGCAGGATTCATAATTGAAAAAGGATTCGGTGGTGGTGTTTCAAAAGATGAGGCAAAAAAAGAATTGGATAAAGTTGAAAAAAGACTGGATGAGTTAAAGAAAATAAGAGATACAAATCCAGCTCAGTATGAAAAAGAAAATATGATTCAGGAGGCTATGGCTCTTTTGAGACAAAAATCTGATTTTTCAAAAATTATATAAGAAAGGAATAATATAAAATGTTAAACTTAGATAGTTTAAGAGGAAATCTCAGTGATATTGTACTACAGCAATATCAGCAGGAGATTATGAAGGCAGCTCAGACACTTGCTACAAATACGTTTAGTCCTGCAAGCAGGTCAGTATTTGCACCTGAAAATCTTGACCCTGTAATTAAATTGATGGTTCCAATTTCTGTCCCATTGAGGGATAGATTGCCGCGTAAAACTGGTTATGGGCAGGCGGCAAGTTGGAAAAAGTTAACCTCAAAACTTAATGCAAAAGTAATACAGGGACAGACTGGTACAGGTACTTCTATCGCGTTCGCGGACGCGGCTGCACCTGGGGAAACTACACAGACATATTCTGTAGCAAATGCAGCATATAAGTTATTGGGTAGAAAACTTGATGTTGGAGGACTTGCAATTGCGGCAACTAAAGGAGTAGCTGGCGGTGGATATGCTAACCTGATGGATGCACAATTACCTATAAAAATTAATGAAGTAAAGCTTGGCGAAGAGGAATTAATTATTTGCGGTGATTCAAGTTTTGCAACCACAGAGTTTGATGGATTACTAAAAAGTATTACAACTACATCAGGAAGTGGGACTTTACTGACAGTATCAGGAATTCAGTCTCAGTTTGCCTCTATATTTGACTTAGGTGGACAGCCTACATGTGTGGTACTTCATAGGTTCCAAGCAAATGCGATGTCTAACGAGCTCCAGAACGCTGGCGCAGTTAATAGAATAGTATTTGATAACCAGGGAAGAGCAATCGGAGGCTTGAGAGTAGGTCAGATAGTTAATCAGATTGATGGAACATTGGTTGATATAGTGGTATCGCGTTTTATAGGCGATAGTGCTTTGATACTTTCAGAAAAATCGCCTGCTGGAGAAAATTGGATTGAGATGGAAGATTTAATTCCACTTAGTAGAATTGATGTACCATCGACAGTTTTTAGTTATACGTCATTCGTTTTAGAGGCGAGTGTTTTAAAACTTATAGGCGAGGTATTTCAGGCTAAACTTTGTGGATTGGCAACAAATTAATTGTAGTTATTTAATATAGAGGGGGATATTAATTATTCCCCCTCTATTGAAAGAATTAAATGAAAAAAATAATTTTTTTAAATTTGTTTATTGTTTTGATTGTAATTGGAATATCATATGCAATTGATATTATAAAAATACAAGATATGGATAATTTATTATCGAAACAGGATATTACAAATTATAGTTTACAATTTAATTCTTATTGTATTTCTGATATTGATAATTCTTCATCCCAAAATTTTTATGGTTATATAGATTATAACGGTAATTGGTATATTATGAAAGAAACTTTGCTTGACACAACATATAATACTACAGATACATATCGATATCATTGGAGTAATAATGAGAATGATTATGATTCAAATTGGAAAAACAGAAAGAGTCTGAACTATGGTAGATACGATTCTATATTTTAAAAAATTAATAATTCCCTTTATTTTATTTTTTGTTTTATCTATTAATGCAGAAACAAAACGGATAAATCCATTTACAAATAAACTTGACTATAAAAATAATAAGGCTTCAGAAATTATATATAATACTGGAACAGTTGAAGAAAAATTAAATTATTTTGATACTGTTTATTTGTATAACACTGGAGATTTTGGAATTGGATTATATAGATTTGGAGATAGTTCAAATTATGTCCAATTTGACACAAATGGTAAAATGTCAATGGTAGGCAATGCACGAGTAACGGATGAAATTAGAATTGAGGCTGTTAAAGCAACTGTAGGAAGCAGTGCGCCTACCGAAGTTTTAAGGACAGTAGGTAGTTCTGGAAATTTAAAAAAATCTGTATCCAGGTATTCAAAAACAATTCAAAATAGTAGTTATTTAGAATTTCATACTCCAGAGTCAATGGATATATCTGTTAATGCTGAATTTCATGTTCTATGGATTCCAGAACCAGGATGGACTTCTGGAAATTATAGACTATGCTTAGAATATCTAATTAATTCGGAAAATGCAATAATAACAGCTGGAACACCAATTACAATATTTATGGATGTAACGCCAACAGACGATTCTACTTTTATTGAAACAGAATTTAATTCAACAATTTGTTTAGTAAATCAAGGAATCTTAATAGGGCGTTTTTACAGAGACGTAGCAAATGATAATGCAAATGCTGATGCTGATATTAATATGTTTGAAATTAAATATACAAGGAATAAACAAGGAAATTAATCATGGCAATATATGATGATTTTAATGATAACTATATTGATCCCGATAAATGGCTAGTTACAGCAGGTGTTACAGAAACTAATCAACGGTTACAGGTAGTGGGGAATGCTGTCTGGGACACGCGTGGTGCCGTATCAAAAGCAATAGCTTTATACAGACAAGATAATAATCAAATAACATTTCAGGTTAATTCCGCGGCGGCAACATCATTACTAATGTCTATGCAGACTGTAAACAACGCTTTAAATCTGAACCATGCAGGTACATTTTCTTTATTTTTTACGACCGCTCAGGACATTTTGACAAAAACAAACGGAGCTGCTGGAGTTGACACAGGATATAATTGGGCAGCAAGCACAACATATACGGTCACTTTTAAATGCAAAGCCGGCGGTCAAGGATGGCAAGTTTATATTAATGGGGGAGCATTTACAAATCAACTATTATACGATGGAGGTACTCAAAGTGATTCGCAATACTATTTTGCATTTAAA